CCGATAGCTGCCGCCGCTGCTTTGCCGTATGTTGACTCCGGACTAATAAGTAGCCGAATTTTGTCCTGATCGTCCACAAGGTCTGCGTATTCATAGTCAGACATCGTGACCATTCTCCTAGCGTGTGGGGTATCCATGATCGGAGTGCTGGCATGCCTCGACGCTCTCTTCTGCGCCACTGCCGAACCGATCTGCTCGAAAAAGGCTTTCTCGCCGTTAACAGTTTCCTGTCGTACAGAATTACGCAGTAATGAACCCATTTGCTGCGATAATAACTGTATGTTTTGTGAAAACTGATTAACGAAAGCCGTAGTGATTTGTGTACTCATAATAAGTACCTCCGTTAATTTAAGTTAAAATTGAAGCTGGGTTGTCTTAAAAATAAGGCCCAAATAGATAGTTTAACCTGGAGGGATCCTAAGATTACCCCTCTGGCTCTGGATATAGCTGCTCGTTTAGTTCCAAAACACGCTGTACGTAGGTTTCATGCTCTGGATGTTGACTACTCCAATAAGGTGAACCGGCAACCATTAACTCGCGTTTTTCTTTCTCGAGTTCTGCCGGTGTACTGATCTGCTCGCTTGTAGGGCCGCCCAGGGCATCTTCGCTTATCTGGTCAGCTAAAGCGGCAAACATTCTTATAATCTGTGGGTTATCGCCTAAATATGTTCCGTCAGCTAGCTCAATATTATCCATAATATCATCGCTGCCTAACAAACTAACGACCGCTGATCTTGCTCTTTCGAGCTTTTGCGGCATTGCGTTGCCCCACTCTTGCTCGAGTTCTGCACGATTTTCGTTTACTATTTGCTGTGCAGAATACTCGTTTTGTGATTGCGCTTGTGTAAATGTATCATTTAGAAAATCAACAACCTTGCTTGCCTGGCTGCTACTTAAACCATTGGCCAGCGCTGTTTCTTTAAATGCGCTTTGTTCTTCATCTGTAAATAAATCCGGGAAACTTATCTCATATCCGGATACATCCGCCGGTGATCCAAGCTTACGATAGACCTCGAGCCGCTCTTCATCGGTGGCATGTTTGCCTGGTATGGCTACTTTGTCAGCGCCGATCATGCGCTGCGCGTGCATATACGACTTTGCCAGGCCGTTAACATCCTGGAAATTTGCAAATATAGGGTTGCCTTTAAACTCCTCGCCTAATGTATCGGCAAAAGCGATTGGTGTTTCTTGTGCTACTGTTTCTTGAGATTGAGTCTCCTCAATTACCTCTGCTGTTTCATTCACTGTTAAGATCCTTTCTTTCTTCTAACATTCGTAAAATTATGAGCATCGCATTGCGCTGCCCCTCATAGAACGCACTTTCATGGGGATCGCCCGGAACATGCGTACTTTTGTATAGACCAAATCTTTTTTTAAGATCGTCTAAAACCTTTGCGCCATCATCTGTTGTAAACACGGCACGATAGATCCGTTGTAAATCATCTATTTCCATCATTCAGCCTGGCCTTGCAGCGCTTGTACAAGCGGCGCTACGTTACGCGCTTGCTCAGAGTTTTCCAATTCTTGCTGCGCTTCTTGCTGCGCCGCCGCTGCCTCTTGCTGTTGTTGACGTAATGCAGCTACTTGCTCATCTGATAGAATGACTTGCGCCGGCAAACCGGTGACATTGATGATGTATTTTACTAATCCATCGTTATCGAGATAGTCTGTTATGCCTGGTATAGCCTCGGCTAACCCGGTCATAAGTTCAATTCCGCGCACTAGATTTTGTAGGTCGCCTATCTTTTGTGCCTTTGCCAGCGGTGATACGTACTCAATATCTATATCTTGTCCTTGCAGTTCTTCCGGTGCTGGCGGCAAAACACCCTGAGTAAGAAGCAATTCAAACGTCCTATCGATAAGAGGCTTGAGTAATTCTGATTGTAATCTACCGAGAACCGGCCCCAGCAATCGTAATCGCTCTTCTTGCATTTGCAGTGTTTGTGTCGCGGTCATTGTCTTATCTGTCGAGGCTAACAGCTGATCGACATAGAATATTCGCCGGATCTGATCTTGCCGCCGCTCCTCCTGGTTAAGCTGCAATAGGTTGTTTGCGTCTGTTTTAAGGGGCTCGATACGATCTCTTGATCCCGATCTATAAAAATTTAATGCGCCTGGTGATGTTCTGACCGGTAAAACATAGCCATCATCCGGAACCATAAGCGGCGGATCCAGCTGCTTTTGCGCTGCGCGTATACCAATCTCGGCCATTTTCGACACCATCATCGTGTCAGCCAAGCTTGTATGCGCCGGAGAGTGTCCGTAAACACTCGAACTATCCTTAGTAAATCGTGGTGTAGCGATAGGCATACTATCAAATCCACTTTCTTGCATCAGTGTTTTGCTGTCGAAACAATAGTGAATAGAGGCAAAAGGCTTATCTTTTGCTGCTTTTGCCAAACCTCCACTATCTTGTCTTGGATAGATCGCGTTTATAATAGGAAACTTATCTAATGGCTCGTTCTCTAATGCTTTACGTATTTTTTCTGATAGGTTTTCTTTGCCGAACTTTTGCTCGGCTTGCCTAGCAGTAAGCTCGTACTTTCGATATACAGTATCAACACGGCCCTCATGGTTTTCCGCTATGTAGATCTCCGCAATGTGCCGGGTAGAAAAGCGGATATCCTGGCCCATTTCTTTCTCGATCGCCAGCGCTGCCGTTCCAAAAACGACAAGATCGTAATATAATTCGTGTATTTCTTGCTGAAAGTTAGACCGCTCTAACTCCTGGTACATAATCTCTGTGCATCTCTCAAGCCATTCGTTTAACTCATCGACTTGCTGAAATGCTCTGTTTCTATACCGCATAGAAAACCACGGCACGCTAGGACTTGTAAGAGTGCCGTGTAAGTTTGCAGCTAGCAATTCGACCGCATGTTGTGCGGTAGAGTCGTATATTCGTTGATCTTTTCTTTCGCCTGGTGAGCGCTTGTTTATAATATCGGCTTTCCTGGGTAAGAAAAAATCAGCAACCTCTTGCCATCTATTCTCGATGTTGCTGCGTTGTGTCGCTAGTGTTTCATAGCGCTTGTGCAGCATTTGTACTAACTTCGATGGTTCCATATCTAACTCTTTTTATTTCGCTTGGCAAAGTTTCGTGCAGCCTCCGGACTACCAAATCCCCAGGCTTTTAACGCGAGTGCCTTGCGTGTAGGACGGCCTTTTTCATCTTTCATTTTGCCACGCATCCCGGCAAATCTGGCGGCAAAACTGACGCGGCGACCACTCGTTCCCGACTTCTGCGGTCTTTTAAGATTGCTGCCCTCAGTGCGTTTAAAAAATTTTCGACCAGCCTCGTTCAATCCGCCTTTTGGATTCTGGTATTTCTTGGCGACCATTAGGCTTTTTTCTTGTTTTTCTTGCTATCCGGAAAACCAGCTTGCATGTTCTTGTAGGCTTTCGCTGTTATGGTAGACTCACTTTTTGGCCTGGATATACCAGCTTTCTTGCGTCTGTTGATGTTGTAATATAAACCCTTTTTTGCAGCCATTAGTAACCTCCGGTCATAAGTGTTTTGCGTTTCATCTTTCTACGATTGCCGCCTTTTGCTCGACCCTCAAACCGCTGTTGCATACGTTCCATAGGATCGATATCCATCGCCATCGATATGCCGGTCTTGCCTTGTGGTGACAAACGGCCCATCATACCAGCAATATTCTTTGTTCTCTTAATTCTCACGATATAAGACCTTTAAGCTTACGCTTCTCTCTAACCGGAGCATCGCTCAATAATCCTTGTGACGATGTTAAGATTGTTCCTTTGCGGCCTTTTTTGCCGGTTTTCATTGCCTCATCTTCTAATTCACCGGATGACGCTGGATCGTCGGCAACTGTTGCTGGTGCGACCGGTGGCTTTAATTCTGTTGTCGTGCCGCTTGTTTTTGTTGATCCGCCGCTACCACCGCCACCGCCGCCGGTGACTAAAGATGCAGTGCTTTTGTCCTCGTATCCTCTAGTTTCTCTGACCGATCGACCGGTATTTGGATCGGTACGCTCTCCACCTGGATCACGCATATCGGCCATCGCTGCCATCGCTTTTTCGTTTGCTGCAACATTTGCTTCAAATCTTGCTTGGCGACCCTCCTTACTCATATCTATGGTTTGTCCTGGGCCAGCCAAAAACCTATCTAATCGCGTTGGCTCATTAAAACGTACACTCTCGGCAAAATTCTGTATCGCTGCGCCGGTATTACGACCAAAGTCTGTTCCTTTGCCCTGGCTAACATTGCTGATAGCATTGAAAAAATTGGTAAAAAATCCCATGATATCTCCTAAAAAACGCGGTAATCATTCATCGCTGTTTGCTGCATTGGTGCAAATTGGCGTTTATTTTCACGCAATCCTATGGCGCTATAGCGAAAAGCATCCGCGCTATGTGATGACCAATCGTGTTTTATTGTTGTAGAAAAGGATCGTGTGCGCTCGTTATATACGCGATGATATTGTCGTAATGCCTCAAGGCCGTGTTTGCAGTTATCCCGGTCAAACCAGGCACGCTCGATAAGCAGCTGCGCTGCGTGTATGCCGTCATCTATTGGCAGCTTTGGTACAACCCTAAAATTTATTCCTAGATCCCAGGCTATCTCACGTCTGCTTTTGCCGGATCCTAACTCGCGAACTTCTATATCGTGCGGCGCATAGTGGCTATCATAAAGATACTCACGTTCTTGCAGCATCCGGGCATAGTGCGGTAATCCCTCACCTCTTGCCTCGTAATAATCTATAAAATGTACGGCCCGGCCTACGACCTGGACAAACCAAATCGCTGTGCTATCGCCGACACCCAAATCCCAAAACGTGTCCACACGTACACTGGAATCATAAGGTACTTTCGATATGCGCCCATCTTGAAACGCTTTTTGTAGTTCTTTTCCAAAGATCGATCCTGGTACGTTAGCGACCCAAGAACACTCGTACTCCTGGTTATACTGATCTTCTGACATACCAATCCGCGCCGACTCCAGTTCGGTATCTGGTAATATCCCGGTTTTACTCGCTGGGTACGTTGCAGCGAACCAATCCTTAGATGCGGTGGCCGCCTCGTATAGTTCGAAAAAGGCATTGTGTCCTCTTGGTGTACCAATAAATAATGCTTTGCCCTCACGATCCGATAAGGCTGGTCGTATAACTTCCGGGAACAAGTTCTCTGGCATATCCGCCGTTTCGTCCAAAACGGCCATATCAAGGTAAATTCCACGGAGGCTAGCGGGATTTTCGGATCCGAGCAGTTGTATTCTTGCACCATTCGGCAGATCGCAGCGCAGTTCCGTTTCGTGAAAACGCGCCATCGGTATATTAACCGCAAACTGTTTTAGATAATCCCAGGCAACTTGTTTAGCCTGGCGATACGTCGGTGCTATATACGCATATCTTGGGTTTGGTTTATCGCATAAGATAGCCTCGCGCAGTAAATGGTTAATCGCCATCACTGTTTTGCCGGCCCTCCGGTGCATCACCACTACCGCCCATCGATGTTTGTCCAGCTGATCGTGTAGTTCTTGCTGCACTGTGCGCGGTGCGTATGGGATTTTTATTTCCATGTTTTAACTCTCGCCGCAGCTGCCGCAGCATGAAATCTCTATGCAGCCGTTTTCGTTCTTGGTTCTTGGCAAAGAACCTCGCGTTTTTTTGTAATAGCGTGTCGCCTATTTTTTCTTCATTTTCGACGCTACGATCTTCTTCTGTAGGTCTTTAGGTAAGGTCTTTTGTCCAGCCGTTAAGATCGATTTCTTCTTCGCTGGCATTGCACTCTTGGATTTTCCGTAATGTCCGGGCATGTTTGTCCTCCTCAAATTTAATCAATGCGTTTAAATACCACTCCGCTTTGCGGAGATCTTCGACACCATTCTTATGCTTATAGCGCCATAGATACTGCACGATAGTTCCCTGGCAAAACGCACCAAAGCCATCGCCTAACATAGAGCGCAGCGCATCTATACACTCTATCTCGCCATCCGTGTAATGCGGCGGTCTGTTTACGTTATCCATTACGATCAACAATTGTTTTTAATTTAGGCTTGCAATACGCACTGTATGGACTGCCTGTGCCTTTCTTGTTGATTAACGACATATGCCAGCTGCAATCTTGATAGTTGCCTATCTCAGCCTCTTCCATCACTTCTGATCCCTTTAATATAACCAGGATAAAAACTACTGTTTTCATTGACGGCCTATAAATTCTGTTTGTTTTGTCTGCATGTACTTGGTGAATAAATACCAGCACACATTATCTTTACCGACGTGCTTGCTATCCGGGATCCACTTGACACGACCGACAGATACTATCAACCGGCAATAGGTTATTAACTCTCTCGCTTGCTTAGTGTGCATCCAATCCGCATCAAAAAGCAGCCATGTGGGTTTTAGCGACATAAAATACTCAATCATCGGATGGAGTAAATCACGTCGCCAGGGAGGATTAGTAATTATCGCGTCAGCCTCTAATATCTTCATCTCGTCTAACTCAAGCGCATCATGCTGCACTATGTCGGATCTACGCGGCTCTATATCGCTCTTGTAGCAGCACATAAGGCCGGCAAGCTCTAACATATCAATTAACTGTCCATTGCCAGCACACGGCTCGCAAAACAGCTTTACATCCGCTTTATCCAGATGCAGCAGCAATGGTTTGATAGCTGACGGAGGTGTCGGATAGAAATCTCTCGGTATCCGGTCAAACTCACTTCGTTTACCCATGTAGTCCTCATTGTGAATGTCTGTGTCCGGATTGGGTTATATATGTGTATGCAGCGCGCGGTGCGGTCGCCGGGGGTAGGGTCAGCCGGTATATGCTCAGATATGCAGCGTAACAGCCACCATCCCCCACGCTTTGCAATAAAATAACTACGATTAGCAGCTATTGGCACAAGATTGGCACAAAACAACGATATCGCCCTGGACTCGCGCGTGCGAATGACCGCACTGTCAGTATGGCCTAACGGAAATTAGCCAGCTTTGATGTCAACATCGCCTTTCTCCCAGGACAACGTGATCGTGCCACTCATGCCTGGTGCTGCCATATCTTCTGCCTTATTTCGTATGCCTTTCGGTTGCAGCTGCGTGTGCCTCTTCTGCAATGTATCTACCTTTAGCCGTCGCATTTGTACCTCTGCCATCATATGCTTTGGATCTACCGGTAAAGGTTTGTTGAGAACTTCGTCGATCTCTTCCTGGATGCGCTCTCCCTGGATAGCTTTTGCTTTTGTATACATTTCGTGTGCTTGTTCATCTTTCTGAATAAACCGGTACACAGTATCATCGCTTGGCATCCCATCGATCTTTGCTATCTCGCGCATTGACTTGCCGCTGAGCAAGTGATCGCAGATCTGTTCCATTAATTCTATGTTCATTAGCCGTGACATTGATCCTACCTATTGACCAGGCATAAACCGGTGGAGCGGCTTACACCTGGCAAACTATCAAGAAAGTGATATGAAAAAATAACTACCTAAATCTATTGTCCTGGCAGACATATGACACAATATCAGCAGTAATATCGCAAGATCTTGGCAATTATAACGCAAAGCGTACTATATTTCGTGCTTTCGTGCAATCAATTTGTTATGACTTTTTGCGTCAATCTTTCTGGCTGCAACTTTATGCGATATGCAAGCTTAACAATTGCGTCCAGGTAATTTGCCTTGACGCGCTTTGCTGAGATCCGATCTTTACTTACTTTGCTAAGTTTTTCCCAGGCTGGCCCACGTTCTCGAATGTATCCATTACGCAGCACCGCTGA